GATGAAAACGAATGTATATCTTGTGAAATTGGGAAATTTCAACCATACACTGGAAAACAAAGAGAAACTGCTTGTATAAATTGCGCAAACGGAAAAATTGGTATTGTGTATGGTGCAAAATCTAATACATCGTGTATTAAGTGTCCATCTGGTAAATATAAAAACACATTAAACAATTGTGTTGATTGTCCAGATGGTTGGATATCTAATAATAAAGAAAATAAGTGTGATATTTGTAATATTGGAAAATGGGCATTTGACAAGAAAATGTGCAATGATTGTCCCAAAGGAAAGTACAGTTTTGTAACGGGTCTTATAGATGAAAACGAATGTATATCTTGTGAAATTGGGAAATTTCAACCATACACTGGAAAACAAAGAGAAACTGCTTGTATAAATTGCGCAAACGGAAAAATTGGTAATATAGAAGGGGCTTCGTCAAATATATCGTGCGTGCTATGCGACAATGGTAAATATAAAAATACATTAAACAATTGTGTTTATTGTCCAGATGGTTGGATTTCAACTTCTATGAGAGAAAAATGTAGTATATGTCAGAGAGGAAAATATACAAATATTTATAAAAATTTCTGCGAAAATTGTCCTACTGGAAAATACAATGATAAAACGGGAATATCAACAATTAATAATTGTATAGAGTGTCCAAAAGGGACGTGGACTTCCGACATTGGGAATATATATATTACACTATGTAAAGGTTGTAAAAAAGGTTTATATGGGAATGAATTGGGAATGACATACTCGGGGTCTTGTAAAAAATGTCCTGCTGGAAAATTTAATGATAATGTTGGATTATCAAGTATAAATGATTGTAAAGAATGTTCAACGGGTAGTCATTCGGATAGTGGTAGTATAAAATGCAGGGGGTGTCGTGTTGGAAAATATTCATTATTAACTGGATCATCGGAATGCGTTGATTGTGAAGAAGGGAAATATACAAATAAAACGTCTAGTTATTTATGTCCAACGTGTCCTTTAAATTCCGAACAAAATAAATATAAAACTGGCTGCATTTGTTCCCAAAATTCGTATAACACATTTACAAATAATGATAATTTAAATTGTATCAAATGTAATAATACATTCGCGTGCGATACAAATACAAATATAAAAACAATAAATATTAATCAAAATTATTGGAGAAGTTCGGATTTATCAACTAAAATTTATAAATGTAAAAATAGATTTGCGTGTAAAGGCGGTATTATAAATATCTCATCAGATGATTTATGCAATGAAGGATTTAATGGACCATTATGCAATGTATGCGAAAAGGGTTGGGCGAAAGACGATGGTGTATGTTTAAAATGTCCAGAAAATATCGGAAGAACGTTGAGTTTAACAATTATTATACCAATTGTATCTGTAATTATAATTATTTTTTTAATAAAAACGGCAAATCCCGCTAATAATAAAAAAGAAGAAGTGAATGGTGTCGTAAAAATATTTATGAATTATGCTCAAGTTTTTTCATTAGCCAGTTCGTTTCAAATCAATTGGCCATCTCTAATAAGGTATTTATTTGAAAGAGCAAAAGAATTTTCTTCGCCCCGCGTGAGTTTTTATTCATCCGATTGTGCAATTGGTTGGTCGTATTACGATAAATTATTGGTATATCTTATATTGCCAATTTTTTACATATGTTCAGTTACGATTATAATAGCTTTAATATCGTTGTGTTATTGTAAAAAAACACAAAAAAAAATAAAGAAATCCACAAACAATGAAATTAAAAAATATGAAGAAAAAAAACCATCGTGTTTGACATTTTTTATAGCTTGGGAAAAAACAGCAATTGTTGTTGGTACATTTTTAAGTTGGCCTACCATAGTTACCAAAACATTGGAAGTTTTAAATTGTGAAAATATAGATGATACATACTATTTGGTGAATGATTATTCCATCATTTGTTATGATAAAACACATTATACATATTTAATAATTGCATATATAGCATTAATTTTATATGGACTGGGTATTCCTTTATTGGGATTTAAATTACTTTATAATTACAGATATCGTTTATATGATATGCATAATAGATACGATGGTTCAACACCATTATCATTTTTATTTCTAGGATATAGAGAAAAACGTTGGTATTATGAATTTATTATTATGGGTAAAAAAGCTGGCTTAATATTGTTATCTGTTTTTTTAAAAAATTACCCGAGATATCAAATAATTGCAGCATCGTTGTTAATACAAATATCATTTTTTTTACACGTTTTTTTAAGACCTTACGATACAATTACGAGTTATGGTTTAATATGCAATAGATTGGAAAGCGTTAGTTTATTATCACTTGTTATGACATTAAGCACTGGGTTATTTTTCGGTACGATTGATTCCGGGTATAAATTGGGTACATTTGAAAATATACTAATTGTTTTATTGATTTTGTGCAATGGTGGTATAAGTTTGTATTTTTTTGTTTATTTTGTTACACTTGGGTTTAAATCATCAAAAAATCATTTAAAAGAACATTTAAATGACGATTTTAAAAAAAATAAAACACCGTGTATATTGCGATGTTGTAATATCTCTCATAAGAATATACAAGCTTTAAAATATTGGTCGCATAATATTGATAATGAAAATTATGGTATTTCATTAAAAAATCAAATGGAAAAAGAAATTTTTGCAAATTATTTCACAGAAAAGAACAAAAAATTAAGTATGTTAAACAATAAATTGGATAATATAAAAACGAGAAGATTGAGTGTAAAATTAGACAAACTAAGATCCGAAATACAGGTAATGGAAAAACAAAGATGTTGGCAAACAATACAAAATAATAGATTATATAATACGTTAAAAAAAATATCAACGGTGGATAACAGTAACTTATCTGATTCTGAGAGAAAAGACGTTGAAGATATATATAAATTTTATATTAACCACGGGATAAATTATAATACAAAAATGAACGATTTATATATGAGTGATTTAACAGGTATGATTGACCATAATATTGAAAATGAAATTATTATCAAACAGTCAGATATTGTAACAACAAATATTTCAGATATTCCGGAAAATGAAATTATTTATATTATTAATGAAAATAATGATGTTATTATTTAATCCGTATTATTTTAATAAATAAAGTATACATTATTTATTAAATGAGTATTCACCAAGACTGCAGTAGTTGTACTGATATTAGCGATAACGAACAACACATTTTTTTACCCGTTTATTTAGATAGCAGTGGAACTGTTTTAGATATTTCGGAAAATGCAACGACAATTCTAGATGCTTCGTATAATTTTTTAATGACGGCCGCATATACGCAAGCAAACCATATTCGTTCATCAATTTCATATAAAAATAACAATGAAACATTCACATTTAAATACAACAATACATATAAAAATTTATTAAATTCGGGGTTAAAAAATGACTTGGAAAAAACAAGTCTTTCAATTTATGATGGATCATTTAATTCTGGTCATTTACCTATCTCCGATTCTTTAGGTCAAGTTTACGTCCAATATATAGCAGATACATTAATAGGGCATCCATTATCACAAGCTTTTATATCAAATGATGGTAGTATTATTAATGATATAAATAATAGTAATATTTATTCACAATTTACAAATGCATTAATAAACGGATTAAATACAACAACTTTTCAGTCAAATAATATATGCAATAGTATTTTAATTCAAATGAAAAAAATGATGCCAACTAGGTTTGATGACGAGGTGGATGATACGGAATATCAATTACCTTTTTGTCCAGATGATAAAATATCTATTTACATAAAAATGAAATGCAATATTAATTTGGATAACAATGTTGGAAGTTATACAAATACATCAGAATATGAAATTTTAAAGAATATGTTTGAAAATAGAGATGACGTTGAATTTAAAGACGCAACAAATGAAATGAAATTAACAAAAAAGGTTTGGAGAATAAAAATTAAATTAGCATAAAAATTGGCCATAAATTAGTGAGAAGATAGCATTAATGAGGTGCCGTGATAACCAGCTGTGAAAATGGCCATAACACCCAACAAAGGATATACAATTTTATTTACTTTCGTTTTTTTCAATGCTATATATGCTAAAATAGGAACAATAAAAAGTATGTGAGATAAATAAATTAATATATGTTTTCTGGATTTATCTAAATCGGTATCGTTAAGTTGTTTATCTTTTTGATGAGCGGGTGGTTTAAATTTACCGGTTAAGGAATAGGTACCACCGCGCCTTAATGGAATTATATTACAATTAAAAAAAAAATCATACCAAGCCATCGCAACATAAGACAATACAAAAATGATAAATAGGGCTAAGTAAAGAGACAAATTTGATTTAAAATTAGGTTTATATAAAAATAATGCCATACAAATAAGCGAAAAAAAAATACATTTTTCATTAAAAACAAAAGGTCTTCCAAATAATCCACCAGCCATTTATATATATATAATATTATTAGTTATTGGATATGTCAACAACCACGTCTTCTTCACTTTCTTCAATTACTATTGAAAGTTCTTCTCCGTAACTTATCTTTTCATTATGAACAGATTTGGGGGACGGACTATCGCTATCAGAACTGTCCAAATCACTTGATTCCGGCGTTATTATATCATTTGCATCTTGCGCGACTTCAAGTTTTCTTATTAGTGAACTCATACTTTTGGATATTGTTGAAATACCCACCTTTTTCTTTTTATTCATTTTATTTTCAGCAACGCGGATTTTTTCATCATTTTCAAATGTTGATTTTGCTTCTAATAATTTTGCTTGCAATTTCTCTTCAAACTTTTCTTGTCTTTTTAATTCATCATCGCGTATTTTTTTTACCAACGATTCTTCATAATCAGTTTTACGTTTTATTAATTGTATTTCTTTTTCCTTTTTTTCGTGTTCATATTCCTCTTTTAATCTCTTATCTTTTTCAGAATCTTTATAAACTTCAACACCGGTTATCTCCAATATATCGGGTTTTACAAAAGTATTATTTTCAAATTTTTTGCCGAAAAGCTTAACTATTTCAAGTGGTATATTGGGACTTTGCTCTATTAAACGATCTAAATCCATTCTACATTTTCCAACAAAATCTCGCCCACTGCAACTTCGTTCCTCTTTGGGGAGAGACAATTCGACTGAAATGTTACGAGAGAATTTTGAATAAGCGATGCTAGCTGCCCGATGACCTTCTAACAATTCTGAAACGCGTAAAAATTGCGCAATAGTGGTTATTAAGCCGGCTGATAAATTTAAAAATCCAGCAAATAGAGGGACGTATGGTTGCCAACTTTCGGGGAAAGATGATTGTGCGAAATTAGCCGTCCCTGTAATTGTGCTTAAAATAATAACAGGTAATGCGAATCTTAAATTTTGCGCTTCATACTTTAAAAACGCTCTATCGTGCATAAATCTATACGACGAACCAATTTCTCCCCATTTTTTTAAGATATTTTCTTGTTGACCGTGCCAAATTAATTCGTCTTCTTCCGTATTACTCATATATAAAACCTAAATATTTTAATAAAATTGAAATTTATAATATTAAAAGTTATAATATTAAAAAAAGTAATATAAACAAAATGTCAAAATGTTTAAAATTTGAAACGCAATTTAAACCAGATGAAAAGGGTTGTACTGATTGGATCTCAAAAGATGAGCTTATTGCTGCTGGATTGGGATGGGGCAATAATGGTGTTATGCGGCGCGGGATATTTAATAATATAGATAAATATTGTTGGGAGAAAAAACCAAATCGCGGAGCAATAACGCACTTAAGATCAATTGGATATAATAAAAATCCTAACTTAAATAAACATCCCATTGGGAGAGATATTTTGCAACAATTGATGCAAAAATATGTTTGTTGTCAATCGTGTGGAACTCGCAAACATTTATTACCTGACCATAAAAATGATGATTACAATGACTTAAGAGTTCTTGATAAAAAAACACAATTGTTAACAGATTTCCAACTTTTATGCAATAGTTGCAATATAAAAAAAGCTAGGGAAAATAAAAAAAATAAAGAAATTGGAAAAAGAACACCGGCGCCTTATCTGTATACCAGTATTGGATTCCCCGATTTCATTGAAGGTAATGATAATTATATTTCTGGAATTGATGCACAAAAAGGTACGTTTTGGTATGACATTGAAGCTTATAAAGAATTTATAAAGATTCCTTAATAATATCAACATATTTCGCATCAATTTCGCATCCAATAAATCGCCTATTGGTATTTTTACACGCAAAAGCGGTTGTCCCACCGCCTAGAAAAGGATCCAAAATCAAACCCCCTTCATTGGAATGTTTTTTAATTAATTCTTCAAATAGGGGAAGACTTTTTTGCGTTGGATGTATTCTTGATTTCCCTCCTTGTATTGGAAATTCATAAATACCTTTATCGTATTTGGAATTGAATATTGGTTTCCCACCTTTTACGCCCAATAAAGCTACTTCTCTACAATTTGTTAAATAATTAATTTTTTGATTAAGAGGCATTGGATTTGTTTTAACCCACTCTATAAAGCGAATTTGCTTAAACCCATTTTTTTTCGTTTTTGCCCTTTCCATAATAGCTTTTAAAGATTCCAATTTCCATAAATCAAAGAATATAATACAAGTTCCACCCTTTCGCAATTTTTTATAGAAAAGTTTGACAAATTCTTCCAATTTTTCTATTGTAAATTCTTTATCCCACTTACCAAAATCAGTCTTGAACGCGTACTTGTTTCCAGATGTATTGCCGTATTTAATATAATTAGTCTTATAATCATCATTTGCATATCCTTTCTTTTCTTTGAAAACAACCCATTCTTCTTCTGTTTTTTTATTTTTACCGGATGCATCCAATTTGGCAACTTCGTCCACAAATTTATTCATTCCGGATTCTTTTGAAATAATGTAAGGTGGGTCCGTTAAAATTAAATCAATACTATTATCGTCTAGTGAATTTAAAAATTCTATACCATCTTTATTTTCTACGGTAAATGTTGTCATTGTTTTACTATAAATTTAATATATATGTGTTAAAAATCAATTTTAAATTTATTCAATTACACCCTTGAAGATTTAAATCCGCACCCCCAATAAATTTTCTTAATTTAATATAGGATAATGACTAAACACAAAACCGATGATTATAAAAATTCTGCGGTTAAATATTATTTGAATAACGA